CTATGGTGATTTTAAGTCTGTGCGAGAAGCAGGCAGAATGATAGGCATATATCATTCGACAATATCAAAGCGGATCAAACGCGGCGATATTGGATACTCCTATTTATAATGAACTTTCTACGGGGCTGGCGAGAGGACAGGTATTCTCAATGTAGAGGGTAAGCTGGCAAAAATCTTAGGAAAAGACACTGACACCTTGGTGGTCAAGGCTTCGGATCGTAATGACGTTCTCAATGAGATTTCCGCAAGAGCGGCACGGTTTGAGAAGTTTGACCCCGAGACTGCGAAAGAGCTGAAAAGACTCCGTCAAGATGTCAGAGATATATTCAACAAAGGTCAAGACCCCGGTGATCAGATCATGGAGCAGCTCTGGTTCCTTGACACAGCCACCAGAGATGTAGTGGAAAAGATGACTAAGTCATATAACAAAGTGGTCACTCCTGATGACTTCAAAGCCATTGCAAAGATAATGAGCGAAGAACTCGCTGAGCAAGTGCCTATATTGAAGGACTTTACCCGATTCTTTGGACGACTCGCCGAAGACTTTTTGGCCAATTCTAAGCCATCTTCCGCAGCCTTCGACTTCAAGAAGATTGCCGAAATTGCGGCACTAGGGCCAGCGGAGAAAGGCTTCAAGATACCGAAAGTTGTCGCAAAGTTACTTGACATGAAGCCTGATCAAACATTCTCCAAAGACCTTTTGGAGAGGTTGCCTTTCTGGCAAAAAGATGGAATACTGTCTAAGGTTGTTTTCGGCGTAGGTGCCAGCGGCGATCGACGCACCGGTGCCAAGTATCTGAAAAAGAAGTTAGCGGGACTGACCATAACAGACGGGTTTGAGGTTCTCTTTGCAAATAAGCTCCCGAAGAGCTGGACTAATGTTCCTTGGGTAAATTTTGACGGGAAAGTAATTGAGCAGAATTTCACTCAGACCTTTGAAGAGAGGCTTAAATACAAGGACAAGCACGGCAACTGGGTCACCAACATTGTGCAAGTCCCTCAAAAGACCGAAGCAGGCTGGTGGGATGTTCTCACAGGGGAGACCGGCAAAATCAATGATATTGCCGACGGCACCAAAGCCCGTACTGCCTTCGCCGTAAACGGTAGATAATTGCCGTTTTAAAATTCCGTGAATTCAGGGGAACTCCTTACAGGGACAATCCTGAGCCAAGCTCGTCTCGGAAGAGACTTGAAGGTGCAACGACTAGGGTATACGATCCAGAACGGATTATGAAACTCGTAGGGTCTAAGTAGACCCGAAGCGCGGAACATCTCAAACAGAGATGATGATATAGTCTGATCTGCATGGTAACATGCAGGCTCTTTGTAATTTAAAAGACAGTGGAGTCTAACGCACTTCATTTAACATATTGAATCACAGTAATGACGCTACCCTCGTTAAGAACTTTCACCTGTGGGGAAAGAAGGCCAATGTTGAAACCAGCACGATACACGACGCCTTCTTCACCAATGCGGCTAAGATGTTGGAAGCTCGTCAAGCCCTTCGAGAACTGTATGCAGTGACCCTTGAGAAAAGCAGCATAGAGCTGACCTTGAAAGAAATGCTCAAGAGAGGCCTCCCTAAAGAGCTTTACGAAAAGTACCTACAGGAAGCCATTGACAGCGGCTTGACACCCGTCCCTGGAAGATCCAAAGTAGGTGGTCACGTAATGAGTGAAGAAGACATACTCAAAGCTGAGGACATCCTAGAGTCAGTTTCAGAGGACTTTGCTTCCGATAGGGCTTGGTATGGCGTAGGCTAAGTGCAGATAGCCTTAGAAGAGCCCGTTAGATTAAAGGAAAGGGTGGAGCCCTTGACGTTATCTCCGGTGTTTACACTGGAAGGCTTCGCCTATTATTATGTTGTTTTGTAGAACAACAATAGACAAAAAGTTTCTAAGAAGACCCTGGCCGGGGACATTATCGGCTATTTACTATTACACGAAGCTGTGCTTCATAAACAAGTGAGTTGTACTCAGAGGACTTTATGGCAGACCCCACTATTGATGCAGATGAGTCAAATGACCCTGCACCGACGCAAAAGACAGAAATTCCTGCAGATGTTCTAAAGGCAGCTGTCGATGAGGCGTTAGCACCTATTAAAGCGAAGCTTGATGAGGCTTACAGCAAGCGCGATGAAGCTCTGGCCAAGGCTGCTGAACATGAGCAGAAAGTGACAGAGATGGAACGTGAGCGTATGCGGGAGAAGGGCCAAGAAAGTGAAGCACTCCAGAGTGAACTGGAGGAGCTCAAGGCCAAGCATGCCACCAAAGACAAGAAGATTATTGAACTGACCCGAAACCTGGAAGTCAATAGCTTACTGTCAGGTATGGATTTCCGTAACGACAAATCACGTAAAATGGCGTTTGAAGAAATTGTCAGTGAATTGGTGCAAGAAGAAGATGGAACGTGGAAACACAAGTCAGGTAAAGACTTGGACACGTTTGTCACTACTTTTGCCGCCGATGATGATAATTCTTTTCTGTTTAAGACCAAAGAATCCTCAGGTGTTGGTTCGCCAAACTTAAAACCGTCATCTCCAGCAGCTAAGAAAGGTTCTCTATTCGAAATGAGTCAAGAGGAAGTTCTTAAACGAGCTCTGGAGGGAACTCTACGATAAAGGAATTAAAGAATGCCTAATGTAACGACTAATCTGGCCGGTGCTGACGAGTTTGTACTCCAATCCGCCCTCTCTGCGTACTCCGATGAAGCATACACCAGTGCTAAGAAGCTCTCCGGCACAGCCATTGTAGGCGGTAACCCCCAAATTACCACCACCACAGAGACTTTCATCGGTCAAATGCGGTGGTTCAAGCCTTTGAACCCCAACATCAACATTGCATCTCTTACAGATGACACTGACGGCACCACAACTTCTTATAACACTGACTACCTGCGTTATATCAAGACTGTGCGCACCCACGGTGCTCAGACAGTAAACATGCAAGAAGTTGTGTCTCAGCAGGACGGTCTGGCTAAGATCGGTCGCGACTTCGGTGAGACCCAGGCACAAGATGAGCATAACGCCATCCTGTCTGTTCTGAAAGGTGTCGCCCTGTCGGAAGCCCTGAACGGTGCCGGCGCAGGCTCTGGATCGACAGGTCTAGGCGGTCAGACTTTTGACAATGACCCTGCTGACCAACGCTATGGCTTCTATGTAGACCTTGGCGCGGACGCCCCTGTGGCAGCCGCAGCCGCCGCTACACAAGGCGCTGCTCGTGCAGAAGCTTTCCTGAGAGCCTTCGGTATGGCCTTCAAGGACTACGAGCCTGAGTATGCCTACTTGATCACCACTCCAGAAGTGTTCGCTTCCCTGCGTTCCGCTAACCTGGTTGACCAAGACCGTGTGGTAGATGGCAGTGTCTCTTTCAACACTATCTTCCAAGGCAAGTTCCGTATTCTTCAGACACGCGCCTCGCAGGGCATGTCTGGCGCGGAATTGACCAAGCTGAACACAGGCGTCGGTGTTGATGTCGTCGGCACCAAGACCTCCTTCATTGTGCTCCCCGGCGCGGTCGCCATGGCCAACCTGAATGTGCCTGTCCCTACAGAGATCGACCGCAAGGCCAGCTCTTATCAAGGTGGCGGTCACACGGCTATCTGGCGTCGTTGGGGCTATGTTCTCGCACCTGCCGGTTATGACTGGATAGGTAGCGAAGAAGCGTTCCCTTCTGATGCCGAGTATCGGTATGCAGTTGAGGCATCTACTCCTAAGGCGTTTACCGCTGTAGCGAGTGGCACGTTGGCCAACACCACCGGCACTTGGCAGCGCAAGGCTGCGTCCGCGCTGTCTCTTGGGATTCTCCCCGTCTTCCATAGCTGATGAGGTGATCTATGCCATTAACGCTCGGTGAAGACTCCTACGTTACCTTGACAGAAGCCACTGATTATTTTGCTACAAGACTTGATGCAGCAGCTTGGCTAGATGCTTCTGAGGCAATGCGAGAGTCTGCCTTGATAACTGCCACTCAGGTGTTTGAGAACAAAGAGTGGACTGGGGTGGTGGTGGCAGTAGATCAATCACTGGCGTTTCCCAGAACAGGGTCTTACTTTGACCCTCGCCTGGGGGTGTCCACTAAACTTGATGACGTCTCGTATCCGGTGAGATTGAAGAAAGCTCAAATGGAGCTTGCCTACCATCTTCTCAATAATGACGGGCTCCTTGATGAGACAGGGGGAATCGCCGATCTTAAAGTTGCTTCTATCTATCTTCGCGACTTGGAAACGCCTAATCTGATTCCTTCTAACGTCTACAACTTGATCAAACCGCTGCTTCTCAACTCAAGCTCACAAACTTGGTGGAGAGCTAATTAATGTTGTATTCTAATCTTATCGATGTGAAGCTCTCCACAGCCTATAAGCAATTGAAAGATCTTGCAGAAGATGTTGTTTTCATAAGCAACACTGTCGAGCCCTTCGATTTCGCAGCGGGCGAGCCTGCAATAACATCTGCCCCTGAAAGAACAATACAGGCAGTTGTGTTGAAAGAAGGAAAGGACAAGGGTGTGAAATATCGACAGCTGTTGTTTAAGACTGTTGACCTCCCCACTGTCACAGGCTTCGATCAAGTCAAGATTGGAGGTGAGCCGTGGTCAGTTGGCTATATGGTTCATCAAAGACGTTATGTAACTCTCCTTGACATTTACCGAGGAGACTGATATGCCGCGATATCTAGGCGCTGAACAAGATATATTTTCTATTTTTGCCACAGCTGAGTGGAATACCGAAGGAATAAAAGCATACCCTTCAACGATAGTCCCAGATAATCCTGGACAAGAATATATACGAATTTCAATCGTCCCCTCCGGGCAAGGTTTAAATTATAACTCGGTGAGTGGACTGTTGTTGATAGACATATTTACTGCTAGAGCGCAAGGGCCTAAACGGCCTATGCAAGTTGCTGATATTCTTGATACTCATTTCAATGTCAAGATTTCAGGAAACTCTCAATTCATGAGCAGTAGTCTGGGAAAAACGTCACAGGATAGAGATGATCCTGCTCTTTGCATGACTTCCTATTCGATAGCTTTCAACTACTTCGGAGAAACTTAACATGGCTCATATTGATTCAATTGGCGCGGGCATCTTTTCTGACCTGGCCATCGATGCTCCAGCAACTGCGATGTCCGCCAATCAGATGGCTGCTCTGGATTCTGCCGCTGATTTCCAAGCACTGTTTGCTGACGAAATCTCTTCTCAAGGTGGCACTAAAGGCGCAGGTACTTTCGTTCGGATCACTAACGTGCGAGAATTCCCGTCAATGGGCACTCCGCCGAACGTTGTTAACGTGCCTGTTTATGGCTCCAAGACCTCTCAGCAGATTCAAGGCCAGTCAGATGCGCCGTCTCTTGAGATCACTCTTAACTTTGTACCCGCTGAGTGGGCCGACGATCCGGCGAACATCTTGGGCTCAATGGTAGGCGACGGTAAGCAGCACGTATTTCGCTTCACTCTGCTGAATGCCAAGCCTAATGGCTATGAATCAGACGCTCCAGGGCTCGGCACAGTGGGTAACTCTCAGTACTACTGGGTTGGTAAAGTAGAGGCGCTGCAGGTCAACCCTCA